TAGATAAAGTTAAAGGCGTAAGTGATGAAAAAGCATTTGCGGCAATGAGAGAATTATTAAAACAAGGTGCTGAATAATGGCTAATCAAATTAAAGCCCCAATTAACTACCCTATCATAGCAGGCGGTAAAATCGTATCGGGCGGCTCTGTTATCTTTGGTCAGCCTAATGTTAAGCCTGATCCTGATAACCCGTCTACACTTAAAGCGATTTACTTGGATGCAGCTTTAACGCAACAGGCAGAAAACCCACAAGGTATTAGCTCTGATGGTGTATTTGATCAGTCTGATACTGGCATTTTATATGGCCCTAGCGATACCGTTTACTCTATTGTTATTTTGGGTGCCAATAAGAAGCAGCTTTCCTATATTCCTGAGTACGACCTTTCAGACGCTAATGCAGCAGCAACGGCGCAAGCAGCCGCAGCGCAAGCAGAATCAGCGGCCTCTAACGCAATAGCGGCAAAAGACTTATCAGAGGCTTTATACACTGACTTCACTAATCGCTACTTTGGCGCTTATTCTTCTAACCCAAGCGTGGATGATTTAGGCAATCCGCCAAGTGAAGGCTCTATTTACTTTAACACCGTATCTGATGTGTTTTTTACATGGGATGGTAGTGCGTGGGTTAATTACTTCCCGTCTAATCCTAATGGGTTGATGGTTACTGCCACAGGAACGGCTGCGCCTAGAAGTTTGGCTGATAGATGGGCTGACATGGTTAATGCTAAAGACTTTGGAGTAATGGCGGATGGAGTTACTGATGACTCTTTAGCAATGAATGCGTTTATAACTCATTTAAAGTCTAACGGGCTGAATGGGAGATTACCAGCAGGAACTATAGTCGCTAAAAATTTAAGACTAGAGTCGGGTACTTTACCATGGAGCATGTATGGAGCTGGCAAGTATACTACAAAGATAATAAGCCCAGATGGTGAAGGTACAACGATTATAGGAACAGCAGGCTCTAGTGTTGGATACAGCATTGGGGGTTTCACTCTAGACTGTAATAGAACGGGTGGAGGAGCTTCTCCAAATCACGGCATTAGTATAGCAGACACAAGTAACGTGCTATTTGAGCGTATACATGTAATTAACTATGCTAATAGTGCAATTTTATCTTATGAAGACTCAGCACCTTATAGTGATGTGACCTATAGTGATTGTAGTTGTGATGGTGGCGACTTTGCTGGTAATGGCTTCTTAATAGAAAAATGCCTAAGACCGCGTATTATCAATTGTGACGCAAAAAATATATTGGCAACTGGTGGTAATGGGCCTGCTTATGGATTGCAATTTAAGAACGATTGTGTAGGCGGGCTAATTTCCGGTGGTTCAGCTACTAGATGTGTTGCAGGTGTAGCATTTGGATTTGAGTTAGGTGGTGTAGGTGTCAAAGACAGTATTGTGTCTGATGTAGTTGTTAAAGACTGCAATAATGGGTCGTTAATAAAAGGATTGAATAACCGTATATCATTAACAATAGATATGGGGTCATCGGGTGAAAGTGCAATAGACGTACAAGATGGGTCTAAGTATAACTACTTTAATGCGACTGTGCTTAATGTAGCGGCATCAAAAGGTGCAATAAGGTTTAGAGAGAATACTGAGGATAACTCCGCTAACCTAAATGTACACGGTATAGTTCTAAACTCATCTAAGTATGTAATTAGTGACACTAGCACATTAAGAAACTCTGTAAATGTAAGAAGTTACACCGCTGCGGATATACCGACCAATGGGTACAGGTCGCTAACAGACTTTTCTGGTACTACAAACAGTTTGAAGATTGAGGGAATAACACCACTTCATAGCTTTTTACCAATATCATCTGGGAATGTTACATTTGATAATGCGGCCTATAAGGTGTTGAAGATTGACACAGAGGGTGGCAATCCGGTAACCAATCTAAATAATATATTCGGATCGCCAAGTGACGGTGATTCGATATTAATAACACCTGTTAATGACGCTAGGACTATTAATGTCACTAATGCCGGAAACATAGTGACCCTCACTGGAGCCGACACACCATTAGACACTCAATATAAGATAATGAAGTTAATGTGGAGGGATGGCCCTGATCGTTGGGTCGAGCACTAGATAAATACAAGGGGTAAAAGGTGGTGATCACTAAACTTCAACCCATCAATAGACCCTAAACTACTTTACACATGTGATCACAAGGAATGTGACCGCCACAGTAAAGATCAAATACAAGGATAAAAATGGACAAAATAGAATTAATAAAGAAGCATGAGGGGCTTAGATTAAGGCCATATAAATGCAGCGCAGGCAAGCTAACCATAGGTTATGGCCGAAACATTGAAGATAGTGGAATATCAAAGCAAGAGGCAGAAATAATGCTTTGTAATGATATTTCTAGTTGCGAGAGTGAGCTGGATTTAAACATACCAATATGGAGAGGTCTAAGCGAACCAAGGCGCGCCGTATTAATTAATATGGTTTTTAACCTTGGCTACCCAAGATTTAGCAAATTCAAAAAGATGCTAAAAGCCATTAAAGACAAAGACTTTAACCGCGCCGCAGCTGAAATGCTTGATAGTCGCTGGGCTAGACAGGTTGGCAATAGAGCAATCGAATTGGCTGAAATAATGAAAACGGATAAATACTGATGATTAAGCGCTTACTAATGATGTGGCTTTTCTTAATAGGAATAACCATAGCTTTAGTATTCGCTTTATCTTGTGACCTAATTCACATAACCAAAACCAAACTAAGGGGTTTAAAATGCCGTTACTTTTAAAAATAGGCTCAGCTATAGGCATGTACTTTCTCAAGAAACATGCTTTAGAGTTGGCTTTAGATGGGATTATTGAAGCAGCTGAAAAGGCCTCTCTAAGCACTGCAACTAAACTTGACGATAAAGCCGTTGCCGCACTTAAAGAAGACCGTGACGCTATTCTACGGATTGCCCGCGATTTGCTTTAACTTATTGTACTGAGTTTGCAGCTCTTCCAATTCTTCTGCTAGCGCTGCATTCTTCTTTTGTTCTAACTCAAGCAATCTTTGAATTCGATTAGCCTCAGACTCCCACACCTTAGCGTAATCTTTAGGATTAACCCTACGCCAATGCTGCTCATGGTGTGTCTTGTGGTATAAAATCTTGCCTTCTACTTCTGTTTTACGATACCTAAGCATTACCCAAACACCTCTAAAAATTCATTTTCAAGCTTCTTTGGCCAATTCCAGCTTTTAATAGTGGCCGCTCGCTCGTCACGCAATATCTCTTCATCACGAATGCGCATTTCTTCACGCGAAGCCCTTAAAAGCTTATCAGCACGCTCTTTAGCTTCTAACGCCTCATTGTGTAGCTCTTCAAAGTAAATGGCATTCTGGCACACTGAGAAGCCTTTAAACGCCATTCCATATAACTCAGTGTCAATGAAAACCTGCGCTTCATGTGTATTTTCTATCATGCCGTAAAACTCACGGCATTCTTTGCTTAGTTTAGCCGTATTTAAATGCACTGTTTGAATCATAATTTTACCTTTAAGTATTTTAGTGTTTCCGCCCACGGGTCAATCTCAATATTGTGAGACTTTGCCCAGTTATTAGCCGCTATAACTAAATTATCAGCCATTTCAAAGAATGGAAGTGACATTGAATCATAGGCTCTATCTAGTGCTTCTCTTAGTGTCATTTGTCAAACAACCTATAAGCAGCAATAAAAAAATCAAAAAAAATAGCCAAAGGAATTCCAATTGCAGCAATTAGCAACAAGAAAGGAAAAGACAAAAAGAAAGAATAAACATCACCGGACTTAATATCTAAAGCCAGTTTCACCAGCAGGAACCTTAAGACACTATCTTTAAATGTATGCATATAAAAACCCTTAAATTAAATTAAATGAATCGGCCTAGAGTCCTGTCTAGGCACAGCTAGTCTTTCCCAGTGTCAACCAATTTAAACAGTGGCCCCATGCCACGAACCAAATACTAGCTCAATCCTAAGCCTTTGCAATTGGCAGAAACTTACAACATTTATTTTATTTTGGTAGTTTTGGCCAATGACTAAATATCACGCGCATATAGAATCAGGGTGTAACTTACATAAAGGTGACTTATGACTGATAGACAAAAAATCCTCAAATGGTTTAAAACCCACAAATACCTAACTTGTGTACAGGCTATCCACAAGCTAGGTGTGTATAACCTAAGAAGCCGAGTATGCGAGATAGATGGCATTGCTTCTGAAATGGTTAAAGTAACTCGCACCGATGGTGTTGAAACCCGTGTAGCGCGATATTCGCTAGATAAATATTAATAGGAATAAAACATGAGTATTAAAGACTTACCACATGTAACAGTCGAGCAGGTCTTAGCATTGCGTAAAACTGCTATCGAGCTTGAAAAAGAACTAGCCGAACTAAAAGTCAGCCTGCCGAATGTGCGGGCGGATGCTGTACTAGGCGCTGCTAAGAAATTGGATGTTTACTGTATTAACTATGTTGACGGTTTTGATATTGGTGATCTATTAGAAGAATACGCAAACCAACTGGAGCAAGGCAATGAGTAAGCAGAAGATTAGAGAGTGGTTAGAAAATAACTGCAATACAGAAAATATTGTAGACATCATCGACCAATACACCAAAGACCAGAGCGCGTGGGTTAGTGTTGATATTGATCCTAAAGAGACATGTACCGCATGGTATGCAAAACAAGGACAGATAGTAGGATTATTTCGTTTCTATATTTGCCCAGAGTACGGCAACGGCCAATGGATAGATTGCTCAGACGAGGAAGACGTGATTCTAAAAGGTGGTCATTATATGATTATCGACGAACCACTACCACCAACACAGGAGGGTTGATATGTGTATTAAGCAAATATTAGAAAACGAATGGTATAAAACAGCCACACCACAAGAGATGCGCATTGCTTTAATGCATCTCGAAATGAATGCAATGGATCGACTGAATGCACGCTTGAATGAAGAATATCGAAAAAAACGAGAGCAGTGTTTTGAAGATTGCGCAGAAGATAATGGGTGGAATAAAGAAAAACTAATAACCAATGCAGATATTGATTAAGGAGGGGTTGGTGTGAGAAAACGAATATTTCTAGATGACATCGAGCAAGCATGGGTGTCATTGGACATAGGTACGAAACTGATATCTAGTAATGATTATAATCGAGATCTTTATAATAGGCTGTCTAATGCGTTGCTCGCTGGGAGCCATGCTAAGAACTATTGGAGAGGGGTTGGCTTACTATGAACCAACAAAACCTACTAGACCGCCTAGAAAGCGCAAAGCGTCGCATAGCTAGCTTAGAAGCTGAGAACAACAAGCTGACGAATGACAACAAGTCTAAGAATGGATTAATAGCAAACCAGAACCTTAGGATAAAAAACCTTAAATTCGTACTGGCAAACTACGCAGATGAGCTGCCAAATGGCCATGATAGGATAGATATATGGCGAGAGATAGCTAACGACTGCAAACACTTATAATAGGGTTAATATGAAAAAAGATCAGTTATTATTTATATCAAGATCAATGAGGCACAGGGCGGAGAGCAGGCAGAATGATGAATATTTTGAACTGCTAGCTGAAAAACTAATGTTAGACGAATTATTATGTGGAGAAGAAAATCCAGCTAGCTTTCTAAAAAGATCAATATGCGAATTAAGGGATGATATAAAGAGGTCTGAATTAGAAAAAGAACTAGAAGAATTAAGGGCTTAGGCCCTTTTTTTACGCCTATAAAAAATCCCCGCAATACAGGGTTAAAGCCTGCGTGAACGGGGCAACTCACACGATTTGAGGGCGATTAGGCATTCCTAATCCATTAACCTTGGTGATGTTCTGAATTAATTATAACACAGGGGTTTAACTTGGTGAATGAGCTATAAAATACCCATAAAAAACATGATATTAAATTGACTTTTTAAAAGATTATTATTTATTTATGCTGCTTGTGGGTATTTTATTTAGACAGCGAAGTTTTGCGCTGTCCTGCTAGTAACTCTGCCTAAAATAAGTCTTCCCAATATTCATTAAATACTTAACTTCTCTTGTTGTATTGTGAGATGGTTTGACGTAATATGAAATGGTTAAAACAACAATAGGATGGATAAATGATTTGCGTAAAATGTAAGTACGACTTGCCTGAATCAATGTTTTATAAAGATAAATCAAAGAGAAGCGGTTTTAAGCCTAGGTGTAAGTCATGCGAAAAGTTGTCAATTGATATTGAAAGAAGAAGAAAATATGAGTCTGAGTACTGGAATGACCCGTCAAGAAAAGAAAAGCGTAAAGCGCAGATAAAAAAATCTATATTAAAAAATAAAGAGAAGCACAAGGAGATTAGGTCGAAATACTTAAAAACAGATAAAGGAATAAACACACAAAGAAAAAGCAATCAAGTAAATAGGTGTAAAGGAGCCGGAGTGTATGTTGAGCATGTTGATCCTTTAAGTTTATTTAATGATCAAGATGGCATTTGCTATATGTGCTTTGAGAAGTTTACATTCAAGGAAATGGAAATGGATCATGTGATACCTATATCAAAAGGTGGAAAGCACGAAGTTAGCAATGTAAAAATGTGCTGCGGTAAATGTAATAGAAAAAAGGGTGCGAAAAACCCTATGGAGGTGACTTATCAAGTGGTTTAAACATACAGCAACAGCAAATATGGACGCAAAACTACAAGAGGTTTTACTTGATTATGGTCTAGAAGGGTACGGGCTTTACTGGTACTGCTTAGAGTTAATAGCTAATGATGTTGAGCCAGAAAAGCTAACATTTGAGCTTGAGCATGACTGTAGAATCATTGCCAGAAACACAGGATCAACACCTCAGAAGGTTCAAGAAATGATGGCAAGATTTGTCGAGCTTGGCCTTTTTGAGAACACATCAGGAATGATAACTTGCTTAAAATTGGCAAAAGTTAGTGATGACTACACAGCGAAGCTTGTTCGCAAGAATCCGCCGCAATTGCCCATGGATACTGGTGTCCGACAAACTCCGACAAACTCCGAGAAAAACCCTCTAGATAAGATAATATTAGATAAGAAAATAAAAGAAAAAGAAGTAATCAAAAAGAAGCCATCGGAATTAAATTGGGGTGATATTCAATTAACCGACCAACAAAAAAACGACATAAAAACAATACGGGCAGCCTGCAAGAAAAAGCTAACCCAATTGGCACTTAATCCCATTTTAAAAGAATTGGACATAGCTAAGATGAACGGCATTGATTACCAAGAATCAATTGATATTTGGGCAATGCGCGGATGGGTAGCTTTCAAAGCAGAATGGGCAATGAATCACAAAGGACAAAACAATGCAAAATCATTTAGCAACACAGCAACACTTACAAACCTTGGTGACACGAATTTCTGAATCTGAGGCATTAGCTAACGTGCAAGCTAATCAGGACACAGAGCAGGATAGGAAGGTTGTGAACTATATCATTCACAAGCTGCAAGCAATCTGCCCAGCATGGCAGCAATCACTAGCAGGCATGGGGCATGATGAAAAGGCGCAGCTAATGAAGACCATTAAACGTGAATGGCTTAATAGCTTAATGGCAGAGGGGATTAACCAACAGCACATTATTGATTACGCCTTGAATAAAGTGAAAGAGTCAGGGAATCCGTTTATGCCGACCGTAGGGCAGTTCATCGCATGGTGTCGCGAGGGTAACATGCCTGAAGGAACAAAAGGCTGCCTAGAGTCATACAAAGAGATTCAGGCCTATTTGGCGCTACCACTTGAGAGCAGAAAGCTTAGCGGATTGAATCCAGAGGTTTATCACACTTTGCATAACCTTGGTGACTTCCATGGATTCCGCCATGCTGACAAGAAACGAGCGTTAGAGATATGGACGCAAGAACATAACCGGACTTTGGAGGATTTAAGGAATGGCAAGCCGTTAGCAGTCGCGCCACCACCTCGAGTAGCAATAGAGAAAACACACACGCCTTTAGATAAACAAAAGGCAATATCATCAATACAAGCAATGCGAGCAGCTTTGAAATAGTTGTGTTAAAATAGACAAATCGGTATTCGGACACTGATAGAAAATTATGCTGGTTTTGATGGGGCTTTCTCTTTGCCCGTCCGAACATCATGTAATTCCAGCACCACTAAAGAGAATCAAAATGATCTTACCAACTACCCAAATTAAAGTAATGACCAGCATTGAGATAGCTGATCTAACAGGGAAAAGACACCCAGATGTTAAGCGTGACATATTAAACATGCTTAATGACCTGCAAGAAGATATGAGCAAGTTTGCTCATACCTATTTAGACTCACAAAATCGAAAGCAAACACAATATCATTTAGATAAGACTCACACAGAATGTCTTCTAACAGGTTATAGCGCAAAAGCTCGCATGATGGTTATAAAGCGATGGCAGGAGCTGGAATCTAAAGAAATTGAAACCCCAGAGCAATTAATGGCCCGCGCATTAATATCTGCTCAATCAGTCATTGAAGATAAAAACCGCCAGCTAGAAGAAGCTAAGCCAGCTATTGACCTGCATGAATCAATCGTAAATGATGATCACACCCTGTCTATGCGTGACGCTGGCAAGAAGCTGCAAGTTAAGCCCAATAAATTTGTAGAATGGCTTAGAAGTGAGAAGTACATCACAAGTGCTAATCTTGCTTATCAGTCACATATTAATTCTAGCTATCTGGTATTAAGTACAACCGAGCAAAACGGCAAGCCTCGCACTAATACCCGTGTAACTGGCAAAGGCTTTGCACACTTTGGCAAAAAGATTGCCGAGCTTAAATTCTCTAATCCCTCGCATCCTTTATTTTACAAATAACTAATCTGGTAGTTTTTGCCAATAAATAACCCTGATTTTGGTAGTTTTTGCCAATTACATACAAAGTCAGGTGTTTATACTTGGTTTATCAACTAACGGAGGGTAATGCGATGTTTAACTTTGAACTAGGCACAGATTACGGCCTAAACACAGCAAGGCTAGGAATGTATTTTGTAATTTATACAGACTGGCACAGCGTAGTAATTTTGGAGAGTGTGAAATGAAACCAAAATTCGACCATAAGAAGCACATGGCAATCACAGTTTTAACGGGTGGCGCATGGCTTCCGTTTTGGGCTTTATCGCTAATCGTGTTTAAGATTAAAAACACTCGTATTGTTCGAGTTATTAACAAAAAGCTAGAAGAGGCTGAAAAATGATCCTTAAAGGAACACAGATACACAACCACAAGCTAAATGAAAAGCTTGTGGCCAAGATACGAAAAGAGCGCAACGAAGCTATAAAAATCAGGGATGAATTAGAAAAGAAGATCAACGCAAGATTACTAGCCAAAGAATATGGCGTAAGAAAAGAAACAATGCTTAACGCAATAAATGGCATAACTTGGGGGCATGTAGAATGATGTATTTTGGGCAAGAGCCGACTTTAGGTTTATCTGCAAAGATGGTTATTACAGACCATGAGCTGCGAAGAATGCGAACAGGAGAACTTAAAGGCTGTAGCTATGAGTCAGCAGGTAATTATGTTTGCATCTATGTAAAGAAAGGTAAAAAGGTACGCATAGGAACATTCAATACCATTGAAGAATGCAATCATGCCTATGATGTTTGCGACCTTGAAAGACAGATTCACAACATGAGACAGCGGCTACGCTCTAAAGGCTATGGCGTTAAAAAACAAGCAACGATGACCTCTTACACGGTAACAATTGACGGTAAAAGCAAGTCTTACCACGATAAGACAATCGCAAGAATGGTTTATGAGGATGATATAAACAAACAAATCAACGCACTGGAGAAGGAGCTGTATGACATGCAACAAACAAAATTTTAATTCTAAATCAGATGCAATAGCGGATTGTAAGGCTAGGCCAGCAAACTCAAGCGAGTACAAGAGAATACGCAAGCTTAGACCTTACTTATGCCCAATGTGCGATAAATGGCACCTAACGAGCCAGAATAAGAA